GTACCATTGCGACTTCCGTCACCTCCAAGGTCTAGGTTATTGCCTAGTACAAGTGTTAGTCCATTGTCAGTAAATCGCACAGCTTGCGTTACATTACCAACACTCATAAAATTCTTTATGGTAATATCTTTAAGTGTAATCATAGGGAATTATAAATGTCTACTAGGATCTTCTTGTCTATCATATCGCTGTCTACAGCGTTTAAACTATTGTACACTATTTGGTCTACATTTTCAACCTCAATGTCGTCTACAACTTTCCAATCCTGAGCATGCTCTTCCTTTTTGCTAGGGATCAACGCTATTTCTCTAACGTTGTACTGTTGGCTAAAAGTTTCTTTAATAAAACTTGCTTCTTCGTAACTGATGTTGATATCCAGTGTTGCTCTACAATATGTGTGTTCATTGAGAATCACATCAGGTTCGTCTATTAGTCTACTAAGTGGCACAGTTCTGTAGCGAGGACCATTGTAGTTAATGTACTCGGGTGTACCTCCCCAAGTTAATTTCATCATACCTCTGTCATCATCCCAAGTGTCGGCATAGTTGTGACCAAATGGGCTACCTAAATAGTGTACGTTGCCTTTGTTTTGCCTCTTGTGAAAGTGTCCAGTAAACACATACTCTGGGCCTGTTAAATGTTCTGCATTGATACCACCATGATCTGGCATCTCTACCATTGCATTCATCTTAAAGAACGGAAGTTCAAAGTGTCCAAACATATAACGACACTTGACTTTGTTTAGTTTTTTCCATTCATCTTCTACTAGCCAAGGAATAAGTGCAACGTCATCTTGTACAAGTGCATCTTCTACCAATGTTACGTTTTCAAACAGACCTGCATAAGGCAAACTGTTGAGGTCACGTTTCTCACGATAGTATAGGTCATGGTTACCCATGATCATGTACACATGCTTGAATGCTTTGCTGAGTTTGCCTACATTCTCTACACTGTGATTGAGTGTGCTAACGTTTACGCTGGCTCTGTGATGATGCCAGTCGCCCAAGAAGATACAAGTTTCGCAATCTTCACTTTGTTCAATGAACCAATCAACAAAGCCAGCACAATCTCGATTGTGTTGTTTGCTGTTGTTTTTGTTGCCGAAATGTATGTCTGTAAAACATGCGGCTCTGTTAAAAAATGTCATGAGTCTCCGTTCAAAGAAGTTATAACTTTGTTTATTTTAGCTGAAAATATGTGCGCTGTCAACCTAGAAGTTAGTGCCAGTAGCTTCTTTGCGTTCTTTTTCCATCTGCTCGTCCCACTTTGCACGTTCTGCCATTTCATGTTCAATTTGGCGTGTCCAACTGGGCATCTGACCGCTTTCTTGCAGCAAGTCGTCTCTGATGTTTTGGTTGCGTTTTTCCAAGTTGAGCACTCTAGTAAAACTATTGGTCACTGCGGCTGTGTAGTATGCAAATGGGTTTTGACTTTTAAGTTCATTAAACTGCAATCCAATTTGCGACAGTTGTAATAGTGCATGACTGCGCATTTCATCCACATAGGTGTATCCACGCCAGTTACTGCGCATGCTGTAACGCTCACACAGTTTGATAAACATCTTTGCTAGATTGTTGCTGATGCTACCGTGTGTTGTATTAAATTTTCCATTGTCAAAACCACCTTCCCAATGACTGCGTAGCACTTCTTTGAGTTCACCATTTACATATGCATAGTGTTTGAATGGGGGGAAATTACATTTAGCATGATGATCTGCTACAGTTTTAGGCTTGCTTTTTCTACCAGGCTCTAGTGGCACATGTTCGAATGTCATCAAACGAAATATCAATGTGCTTTCGTCTATAGTATCTGGATCAACTTTGTGTGCAATTTGTTTGGGTTTTTGACTGGCTTTGCCATTGTTGTCATGCCATTCCCAATATGCACTTTCATAGGCTTGTACGCTCAGTTGTGCAGCTCTTGATTCTTTAGCTGCTTGAATAAATTCTGGGTTATTAATGTCTTCAATATCTTCTACAATAACATCGAATCTGTTGTATTCGTCATCTAAACTACTGCAAAAACTCAATTTACTCTTGTGTATTTCTTTGAGCATGTCCTTGTTGTTTAAATATTTTTGTCTTTTCATATTGTTTCCTTAAATTTATTACAGTATATGTTCACAGATCCTGTTTGTCAATCAATACGCATTTAATTCGTCTATAAATAGTATTATAGGAGAACACTATGAGATACGCACAATTGATGGAAGATGTGGCTACAGATATTGCTGTTTTTTACGGTGGTAGATTTCAGCCTATGCACAAAGGTCATCATAAGGTTTACATGGATCTAGTAGAACAGTTTGGTTCTGATAACGTATTTATCGCTACTACAATTGCTAAAAATGCGACACCAGAAAAAGATCCTTTTACATACGAAGAGAAAACTGGTATCATGCAACAAATGTTTGGTATACCACAAAAGCAGATTGTCAAGACCAGTCCTTATAGACCTGATGTGAGTTTGACAGGTAAAGATCCTGCAAAAACAGCAATTGTACTGGTGTTCAGTGCCAAAGATGCTGGACGACTCAAAGGCGGTAACTATCTCAGAGATTATGAACCAGGTGCTGAAATGGTACCAGGTGATCAAGCAGGTTATATATTGGAAGTTCCAATTCAAGAAGGTGGCATGAGTGCCACTGATTTTAGAAATGTTATGAAAAACGACAGTTTAAACGACAATCAAAAGCGCATGACTTTCAGAGAGTTTTTTGGCAGTATAAACGAAGATGTGTTTAATTTTATTAAGGATAAACTAAATGCCGGTTCTAGCTGAAAATAAAACCAAACTTATGTTGCCCAGAGGTGCTGTTGGCTATTACAGTAGCAGTCTACTAGATCCTCTTAGAACTGCTAGTGGTGGTGGACTGGGAATTGTTTTTCCTTATCAACCTGATATTACCTATCAACAGAGTGTGAATTATAGTTCGTACGATCTGGTTCACACCAACTATTCATACAATTCTTACAGAAACACACCCAGTCCTAGCATACAACTTATGTCACAATTCAGCAGTGTCACTGAAGGTGAAGCAGCTTATACACTTGCTGTTCTACATTTTTTGAGAAGTGTTACAAAAATGTGGTTTGGCTTAGGAGATGTAAGCAACACACCAACAGCAGGCACACCTCCGCCTGTACTAAGATTCAGCAGTTTTGGATCACAACAGTTTAGCGATATAAGATGTGTTGTTGCTAACTTTAGTACAACCTATGACAGCAACGTAGATCTCAAGGATTATGGTGGACAACAAGTTCCAACCATAATGACATTTGCAATTGACTTGCTGGTACAAAACACTCCTGACAGACAGAAAAAAGTATACAGTACTAGCAGCTTTGTAAGAGGCAGTGCATATACACAAGGATTTATCTAATGGCAATACCTAACTATAGTCAAACCAGTAACTATGCACAAACTGGGATCAATCAAAAGTATTTGGAATTGTACAATCCTCCTGTGACCAGTGATAACTTGGATGCTAGTAGACGCAAACTTATTATACAACCAAAGTATGATAGACGTCCAGACTTGCTGGCATACGATTTGTATGGCAGTGCAAGACTGTGGTGGGTGTTTGTACACTACAACAGAAATATAATCAAAGATCCCATTATGGATTTCACCAGCGGAAAAACAATAGAAGTGCCAAACAGGTTTAGTCCAGCAGGAGTTAACTAATGGTCGCTAAAAGCGTGAGAAATAACAATCCTGGAAATATCAGAGATGTAGGAATTGCATGGGAAGGCCGTGTGGGTAGCGAAGGTGGTTTTGTGAAATTCGACACACCAGCTATGGGTGTGAGAGCAATGACTAAAAATCTCTACACTTATCAAAACAGAGGATTGACCACAGTTAATCAAATGATTACTAGATGGGCTCCACCTAGTGACAACAATCCTACAAATTCATATATAGATTATGTGGCTAATCAAATGGGCGTTGATCCCAATCAATCAATCAACCTTGAGAGTAATCCTTCACTAACACAAAGCATGATCAATTCAATGATCCAATTTGAAGGTGGCTCAGAAGCCAGCAGTTATTTTAACAGTCATATTGCTAGCGGTATTGCCATGGCAAACGGAGTAATAGACCCTGACAGTACACCAATTGTACTGCCAGATGATGTCGGAGACTTGGCAGATATAATAAATCCAACGCTTTCTGAAGACAGTGCTGTGCCGGGCGGAGAGCCTATCGCAGGTGCCAGAGGAAAAAGTCAGTTTTATGAAGATAATATACTCAACGGATTTGACAACTACACCTATAGTTGGAAAATACACATGGTGCATCCTCAAGAAGCAGATAAGCCACCAGCTCAGACTATTAGTGCAAATCGAGTAAAAACACTAGCAGAAAGTGGTGTAGAAGCTGAAATAAACATTGAAGAAGTTGAACAAAACTTAATACTTGCATTTTCAAAATCTGACAGAAGCAGTGTGGCTAATGAATTTAATATACGACTGGCAGAACCTGGCGGTGTGACACTGTTTAATAGAATACTTTTTGCAGCTAGACAACTGGGCATCGAAAGTCATTTGAAAGCAACTTATTTTCTTGAGCTCAATTTCAAAGGATACACAGACGATGGTACTGCGGTAAGTAACATAATTGGTCCTTATTTTTATGCTTGTACTCTGACAGACCTACAGTTACAACACCAAGACGGTGCTAGCATGTACACTGCTAATTTTATAGAAACTAAAAGTGATGCATATACTAGAGTTAACCTGCACCTATTACAAGACACAATATTTCAGGCCAAAACTTTTGGTGAATTTTTAAGTGAATTCCAAACTAAAATAAACCAACAAGAAATAAATCGCATGGAATTAACAGATTTGCAGTTGTTACCTAACGTATACACTTTTGCACTAGATGGAGCAATTTCAGATTGGGGTCAGTGGAAATTTGGGGCTATTGAAGGCATAGACAACGAAGATGGCACAAAGGGTATTAGTATTAGTGGTTTAGGAACGCTGCAATTTAGTTTTGCAAAAGGTACAAGTATTGTAGCTGCAATAGCAACTGCACTTTATCAGACCACAAACTTTCAATCCTTTCCTATTTTTGGAGGTGGATTTGGAAAAGACAAACCCAATGATCCAAAACTCAGACCTGACAGTATAGCCAAACTAACCAGTTGGATGAAATACGAAACTGAAGTAAAGTATGGTCCTTATGATCCTCTTAAAAAGCACTATCAAAAATTAATCACTTATACTGTAGGACAATATGTTACACCTGAGATAGCACACGATCCTGTTAGTTATTCTGAGGTCTATACAGGCACTCGTTTACAAAAACAAAGATTGTCTAATATTGTAAAGAATGGATTGTTGAGAAAGAAATTTGATTATACTCATACTGGTCTTAATACAGAAGTACTGGGATTTGATCTCACACTCAACAATACCTACTATCAACTTCAAGCACTCAATCATGGTATTAGTGGTCGTGCAGATGATAGTATTCCTGGTTTCAGTCAACTCGACGAAGAACTACAAGATATACTTGGTAGGAAGAGTGAATTTGACAAAAGGTTACTCGAACTAGATGCACAAATAACAGACCTACAAAATAAAATTGATCAAGAAAACGAGTTTAAAGGCCCTGGCGCTGGATTTAGTCAACAACTTGTCGATCGATTTGAAGCAGAAAAACAACAATTGGAATTACAGAGGTCAGCTATAAAACTCCAAGCTGAAGCAAATAGACAAGCAAAAACAGATTATATGCTAAAGTACGTTGAACAAGCAGGCGACCTTCGATTACCAGGATTAGCCAAAAGATACATCACACAAAATGAAGTTAGTTCTAGAGCTAGAGCTGCCGCAGCACATGCACAAGGGTATGATATGCCTCTAGATTTTGTGCCTAACATTGTAAACAGTAAAGCAGTACAAGGACCAGACAAAGCTAAAAATGCAGGTTCATTGATGTTAGGTGCAGTTGAAGTAAATTTAAACAGTTTGGCTGATCTTGCAAACATTATGATCACAGTACGCGGCGATCCTTATTGGCTAGGACAACCCAAAGGACAAAGCGGGGGAGCTCCTTATACCAGAGGCGGAAACAATTTCTTTTTGAATATTAATTTTCCAACATATCCAGACGACAGTACTGGACTAATGAATATAGTTGAAAGAGATTTTGGTATTACAGGATTGTACAGAGTTACACAAGTTCAAGCTAGATATGCTGACGGACAATTTATTATGATGTTGGATGCTTTCCGTGACACCAATACTAACGTTGGATTGGTGTTAGAAGAACTAACCTCTGGGGAAATAAGTTTAGGTAATTTTAGACAGCTAGCTGATGTTTATACCAGTCCTGAACAAGGAGATGGTCCTGGCGGCGGAAATGTCACTCCATCTAGTACAGGACCTGGTAACATAAATTTTGTAAATGGCACAGGCACAGGCACAGTTACACAAAGTCAAAGTGGTATAAGAAATCAACCAATCACATCAAGTCTTGAAAGCATATTACAACGAGCTGGTGCTAATGCCGGCGTTAATGTTGTGGTCACCAGCGGTGGACAACCATCCAGCGGACCAAACAGAACGGGAAGTACAAGACACGACAACGGTCGTGCAGCAGATGTACAGTTGTTTGTACCTGGTAGAAATACGCCATTGAGTTTAAATAATGCAGCTGATGTTCCTATCATACAAAACTTTATAAATCAAAGTCGATTGGCTGGCGCAACTGGTCTTGGCGCTGGCAACGGATACATGGGCGATAATACATTCCACATAGACAATGCTCAGCCAGGAAGTGTTCAGTATTGGGGTGGACAACTAGACAACGGTACATTCAGAGCAAGAAATGCTCCAAGTTGGTTAAGAGATATAGCAAGAGGATTAGTATAACATGCGAGGAAAATATACCGGGTTAAACACTGAAAGCATAGGTGTACCTGAGAGGTTTGATAGAAGTAAACACGGTGCGCTGCAAACACTCATGGGTGTGTTTCTAGGAAAAGTTGTAAGTGTCAAAGACGATACTTATCAAAATCAAATATACGTCGAGCTAATTGGCCAAGAAATTATCAGTGACAAAAATGAAGAAGATAGAAAAAAATATCACAAGGTTCGCAGATTGATGAGTTTTGGCGGAGCATTTCATGATCCCAATTACAGTGACGATTATGGAATGATGGCTCCTCCACCCTCACCAGGTTCAGAGGTATTGGTTGCTTTTACTGGACTGGAACAAGAAGGTTATTTACTTGGTGTACTGAGTGATATTGGCAGGAATGCACAAATACCTGGATTGAGTGCTGGTATTACCAAAGAAGGTGTAGTTGCTCCAGCAGTTGATTTAGATGTTAAAAGCACAGACGGCATTGTAAGAACAAGACACAATCAATCAGAACAACTAGCAAAACAAGGACTTGGTTTAGATGTTATCAGAGGATTGACCAGCAGTGGTGGTAGAAGAGAAAGTCCTATTAATTTGTTCGGTATGCAAACACCTGGAGGTCACAGTCTTGTCATGGACGACGGAACTCGAAATGATGCAAATGTTCTTGTTCCTGACAAAGCTAGAATACCGGGAAAAAATGATCTTGTGAGAATGCGTACAAGACAAGGTGCTCAAATTCTAATGCACGACACAACAGGCATTGTTTATATTATCAATCAAGACGGGTCAGCTTGGATACAGATGAGTAAAAATGGTGATATCGATGTTTATAGTGAAAACAAAATCAGCATGCACTGTGAAAATGATATGAATCTACACGTTGGCGGAGATTTTAATTTAGATGCAGAAAATATTAACATTAATTCTAGAGGATCCGCAGGCATTCATATGCGAGCTGTTGATGGAGAAGTCAACATACTCAGTGCAAAAGACATGAACTTGACATCAGATCGTAATGGAAATATACTAGTAAAAGGGCATTTAAAAGTAACTGCAAAATTGATTGATTTGAATGGTCCTAAGGCTGAAAGAGCTTATTTTCCAAAATTGCGAAATCACACACAGAACCTTACTGTTAAACAAAGTATGGGCAGCAGAGTTCCGGAACACGAACCATGGGGAGGACATGCTGAACAAGATAATATCGTAGCTTCACAAGCACCAGGCAAACTTGGCGCAACCAGCAAAGATCACAATATTTCTGATCAAAAAACAAATGCTGCTACCGGAAGTGCCATTGGTTCTACTCAACCTGATCCGGTACAAATAAGAAGTAGACCTACAGGATCGGTTAGTGCTGATGGAACAATGGATCCTGCTCTTAGAGCTGCTGGATTTAATAAGACCAATTCAGCATACAACAAAGAAAAAGGAGGGTATGTCAGAACAGATATTCCGGGATGGTACACAGATGATGCACCGGTCACATATAAGTCAACAGATCCGAGATCTCCTTACTACAACCCACCAAATCCAAACACAAGTGTTGGTCCTACACAAGTAAATGTAGATACAAATATCAATCCTAGAACAGGTAAACCTTGGAGTAATAGATAATGTTAACACAAATACCTGTATATTTTCAAATTGTTTGGGATGATTACAATATACTAGATCAAACAACATATGATACACAAATTGATATAACAGATGTGAGAACCAGTAATACAGCTAGAGATGTTGCACTAAATTTTTCTAGGTACAATGCTTATAATGGCACAGGTTATGGAGAGAGAATAGATAATTCGGGTATTACTGAACAACAAGCATACGATGATTGGATAACTGTTTGGGATAAACAAGACAGAAAAGTAAGACAAGATCTTGTTAATTTAGAAGTTTACAAAATAACTCAAAATCAGTATGATGGTCTGGTTCTTTACAATTGGATCATGGGAAATACAAACACAGTGCTTGCAGAAGAAGGTGAATATGATCTAAAACAAACTGTAAAAAATCAAGATTGGGATATAGTAGCTAATATGATAGCTAGATCATTGAACAATCGAGACAAAACAGACCAAGCTGCTAAAATAATCGCACTGGCTGATTATGGAGAATACAAAGATAGAAGCTGGTTGAGAACCCAAGGTATATATAGAATGCGTCAACAAAATGAACTGTTGGCACTGGATAGCACACAGGTAAAACGTGCAAGATTTGCGTACTATGCTGAAACTGGAAACTTTTTGCCATTTACTCCTGAAGGTGTTAAAAGAGATATTGTAAAAAAATATGCAGATACATTGATACAGCAAAACTTTATCTATGACGGTACAACTAGTACATTTACACTGCAAAAGTCACCTAGTTTATATCCTGTAGAAAAAATACAAGTGCAAGTAAATGGCACCAAAATACCTCTGTATTTTGACTATACAGTAGATGGCAGAACACTTACTATTACTAAACAGCTAGAAATTAATGATGTTATCCGCACTACCATTAAAATATAAACAGAGCGGTTAATTCTGCTATAAATAGTAGTATGGCAACATATTATGGATATAGTACGATAGACACAGTTACAGGCAGTAAAACTCTAGTCGATGTTGAACTGGCAAAGCGTGATCTTATGAACAACTTTTATACTCGCAGAGGCGAGAGAGTGCAAAACCCAGAGTTTGGCAGTATATTGCATGACTTGGTTTTTGAACCTCTGGATAGAGAAACAGAAACACTAGCACTAGACGATGTAAAACGTATTATAGACAACGATCCACGATGGGTTGAATTAGAAACACTGTTAACAAAACCCGACGATCACACACTAACAATTAAAGTGAGATTGAGGTACAACGATACAGGAACAGCAGAAGAACTGTTCCTAACATATGTAGGCGAGATAGCATAATGGCACAGGGCGCAAGACAAAGCAGTTTATTTGCTGCTGAAGATTTTAGTGTTGTTTATGAAAGTTTTAGCGAAGCTAACTTTCAAGCGTATGATTTTGAAACCATACGTAACAGCATGGTTGAATATATCAACAATAACTATCCAGAAAACTTTAATGACTGGATAAGTTCAAGTGAATTTGTAAGTTTGGTTGAACTCATGGCATTTTTAGGTCACAACCTAGCATTTAGAGCAGACCTAGCCAGCAGAGAGAATTATTTAAGCACAGCTGAACGCAGAGAAAGCGCCTTGCGTATAGCTGAGTTTTTGGGATACACACCCACACGTAATATTGTTGCCAGCGGTTTGCTAAAAATTGACAGTGTAACCACATCAGAAGTGGTGTATGACGTAGATGGAGTCAGTCTTGCCAATCAAACCATACAGTTTGAAGATGCAACTGATCCAGACACATATCAAAACTTTTTAACAGTGATGAACGCTATTTTTCAAAGCACTAGTCAATTTGGATCACCATACAGTAAATTTACCAGCAATGGTATTGTAAATCAGATTTATAGAACCAACAGTGTTAACAATACTGTAACTCAAAACTTTAGTGGTAGAGTAAATGGTTCTAGTACTAGATTCAGTTTGCACAGTTTGGGGTATAATAGTGCCAGCGGTGTTCTATCTGAAAAAACACCTGATCCTTATGGTGTTATTGATATGGTATACAGAGATGACAACAGCGGTTTTGGTAGTGCCAACACAGGATTCTTTTTGGGATTCAAACAAGGTAGTTTAGAGTATCAAGATTTTAATATCAATGAGGGATTACCTAATATGGTAATCGATGTTAATGTGGCTAATGTAGCAAACGGAAATATATGGGTACAAACCATTGACGAAGTCGGGCAAGTGCAAAAAACCTGGACTAGAGTTGATAGACTGTTTGGACTAAATGCTATCTTTAATGCAACTCAAAATAATGTAAGAGATATTTACACAATAGCCAGCAGAGAAGATGACCAGATCAGTGTTGTATTTGCTGATGGAGATTTTGGAAATATTCCTAAAGGTATTATAAGAGTATGGTACAGAGTGGGTTTAAATCAAAGCTACAGTTTAAATCCAGACAATTTTGGCGGTACTAGTTATTCGTTTGATTACATAGGCAACGACGGTAATACACATACTGCTAGATTGCAATTGAGTTTAAAGTCAAATGTAACCAATGCCAGT